TAGCATTTTGCATTGCATTTCGCTACACACCCCCTATCGGTAGGGTAAAATTTCAGATTTTGTCTCATAGTTGGACAAAAATTACATAGTGTGCATTTGTACACCCCCACCACAGAGGGGGCCCGCCGGCAGTATATCACATAAGTCTATACGTATCAATACTTTACATATATCTTTACATATAAGGGGGTTTTTTCATTTATCCCCAATGGTATCGGCAGCTTGGGATAACTCGGGGGCATACAAAAATAGTAGGGAGATGTTTGGCTAAATGTACTAGCTAAACCTTACTGTTAGCACCATGTTTCTTTATGATACCTAGTTGCCCTTTTTTATATCTAGTTGCTTTGATTCTAGGCATGGCCTGCCTCTTTTCTTTCTAATCTTTAGATTTCTACGCTGCCTACGAATCATATCTACTGTTATTTCACCTAACACACTGGCCAGTTCCTTATCTTTCATTTTTTCGCAGTTTTCCCTTATAAAATCCAACTCTTGCTGCGTCCATTTTTTATATGTTTTCATTTTTGTAGCCTATAAAGTTGACAAATCGTGTAATAACAATATTATACTAATACTTTATTACTTTAAAAGCAAGGTAGTTTTATGAATAATCCTGTTTCAATAGATTCTATACTTGAAACTAAGGCTTCGGGAACCTTGGACATAAATCAAGATTTACAACAAGAGGAAGGCAAAAGTATAGCACAATTAATCTATGAGCAAGAAGAAAAATAAATTAGCTAATGGAGTATCTGAAGAAGAATTTCTGAATGTTTTAGACAATATAAGCAAGCGTCTTGGCCACAAATTCAAATTCGGATATCATAGCTACGAAGATATGAAACAACAAGCAGCTATATTTGCTCTTGAAGGACTAGAAAAATATGACAATCAAAGACCATTAGAAAATTTCTTATGGACCCACGTAAGAAATAGACTTTTTAATTATAAACGAGACAATTATCAAAGGCCCGACAAACCATGCTTATCATGTATATTTTACGACCCCCACTGCAAAAAATCAGTTAATCAGTGTGAAGAATATAACGATAAAACCAATTGTACAGAATATCAATCTTGGAATAGCCGCAATTCTAATAAAAAAAATATCATGAGGCCCGTAGGAATCGAAGATCTTAAAGAACAAAATTTCCCTATATCTCAACTTTCTTCTAAAAACAATATTCTGGAATTAGTAGCTAACGAGCAAATACTTAAAATTCTAGACGAAAACATACCATCTCAACATCGCCCCACATATTTAAAACTCAAATACGGAGATAAAGTTTATAAAAACGACCTTAATAAACTATTAGAATGTATTACACAAATACTTAAAGAGCATGGTTATGACAACTAAACCCCCACGCAAACGTGGACAACTAGCATTAGAAGAAGAAAAATTTATAAGAGACAATATAGGCTTACTATCTATAGAAGAAATTGCAGAACAGCTCAACAGAACAATTAAACCTATAGAAAGATATATTAGTGAAGCTAAAATTGGCCTTAAAACACTAGACGAACAAGAAAACGACAAAACTCTTCGACAAAAATTACACGCTAAAACTTTCTGGCCCGAAATAGAACGACAATTCGATAAAGATAGTGGAGAATTAGACTATTTCGAAGATACATGGATTGGCCTAGTTAAACAATTTAGAGAGGACGTACTTCCTGCAGAAGAATTACAAATTAAACAATTTATCACAATAGATATTCTCATTAATCGCAGCATGAAAGAACGTAAAAGACATATTACTGATACTGAAAAATTACAAATCCAAGTTGATAAGGAATATAATAAGGATGAAGATGAAAGAGATGCTCCTAAATTAGCTAATCTTGAAACCCAGCTTAGCTTTGCTCGTAACAGTATTGCTAATTATACCAATGAATATACTAAACTGCTAAATGAACAACAAAAAATCAGCAAAGACCTCAAGGCCACTAGAGAACAAAGAATTAAAAGAATCGAAGACGGCAAAAGTAGCTGGATAGGATTAATACGAATGCTAGAAGACGAAGAGATACGCGAGAAGCAAGGACGCGAGATGGAAATTATGGCAATGGCCGTAGAAAAAAATAAAGAACTATTAAGTGAATATCACCAATATGCAGACGAAGGCGTAGACATGCCCCTACTTACTCCAGAAACAATACTAGGTAAAAAAGATGAAACAAACCAATGAAATACAAGGATGGTTCGACTATCAAGATGCTTTTAAATTTTTAGTAGATAGCGTTCCAGATCATGGTGTGTTTATAGAAGCAGGAGCTTGGCTAGGCAAAAGTTCTTCATTTTTATGCGACTATGCTGGAGACAGAATAAAAATTTTTATAGTTGATACATGGCAAGGAAGCCAGGATGAATTAAATAGCACTCATAAGCTAGCTACAGAAACTGACATATATGCAATCTTTCTTGAAAATATGGGAGACCGAAAATTCACTTCTGTTCGCAAAGATTCTATAGAAGCGTCAAAAGATTTTGAAGATAATAGTTGCGATGTAGTATATATAGACATGGAACATACCTATGAGGCCGTTAAAAAAGACATAGAAGCTTGGCTACCTAAAGTTAAAAATGGTGGATATATAGCCGGTCATGACTATGCAGGATACGCTCCTGGAGTACAAAAAGCCGTACATGAATTTTTTCCAAAAAATAAAATTACCATTATGAATGCTTACACATGGATTGTCAAAAAGGAAACATTATGAAAAAAGCAATAGTAACCGGTATAACAGGCCAGGATGGCTCATATCTAAGTGAATACCTACTAGAAAAAGATTACCAGGTAATAGGATGTCACCGTCGTGTTTCCACCAACAACCTACACAGAATAAAACATTTACTGCACAACCCAAATTTTACACCAGTAGAGTTTGATCTTACAGATCCTAGTGGATGTAACCAATTAGTTAATAACGAACAACCTGATGAATTTTATAATCTAGCTGCTCAGAGTCATGTCGGGACCAGTTTCAAACAGCCTACTACCACCTTTGAAATCAATACGGTGGGCGTAACCAATATATTAGAGTCTGTGAAAAATTTTTCACCACACACTAAATTATACCAGGCTAGTACAAGCGAAATGTTCGGACGCAATTATTCGAGCAGAAAAGGGGGGCGAAAATATCAAAATGAACAAACTGCTATGCTTCCTCAAAGTCCCTATGGAGTAGCCAAATTAGCAGCTCATAATATGGTGGAAATTTACAGAAGTGGTTACGGGCTTTTTGCTTGTTGTGGGATCCTTTTTAATCACGAAAGTCCTAGACGAGGAGAAAACTTTGTAACTAGGAAGATCACCAAATATATTGGGCGAGTTATTAGGGGCGAAACTAATGAAAAATTAAAGCTAGGAAACCTTGATGCTCATCGAGACTGGGGACATGCGAAGGATTATGTAAGAGCTATGCATCTAATGCTTCAGCATAACCGGCCATTAGATTTTGTTATTGCTACTGGAAAAACATACAGCGTCAAGGATTTTTTAAAATTGGCATTTGAAAGCGTTAATCTTGATTATTACCAATATGTAGATATTGATGCTGATCTTTTCCGACCAGCAGAAGTAGATTATTTATGTGGAGACTCAACTCTTGCTAATCAATTATTAGGCTGGACAGCAGATATTGATATTAATGGATTAGTAAAAGATATGGTAGAAAGTGATATTAATAATGTATCGGAATTTTGATGATCCACAATATAAAAAGTGGAGACAACAGGTTTATAAAAGAGACAAATTTATGTGCAGATGGCCAGGATGTAATAAGAAAAATGGACTTAATGCACATCATATTAAAACTTGGGCTGGATTTCCAGGATTAAGATTTGATCCCAATAACGGTATAACGTTGTGTAAATATCATCATAGACAAGTACACGGCCTTGAAGATGTATATGCAGGAACCTTTTTAAAAATATTAGCAAATGATAGACTTTAGCAATTTTCATATAATAGTAGACACACGAGAACAGCATCCTTGGCATTTTGATAGGATGGAAAAAAGTGTTGCTAAACTAGATACTGGAGACTATTCCTTAAAAGGTATGGAAGATATATTTTGTATTGAAAGAAAAGGAAGCATAAGTGAATTTGCAACTAATATTACTGAAAAAAGATTTGGTGATGTCATTAATAGATTATCCAAAATAAAACATGCATTTTTATTATTTGAATTTGATCTTGAGGATGTTTTAATATATCCTGTTGGATCTAGTGTTCCTAAGAAAATGTGGGATAAATTAAGAATAAGTCCCAAGTTTATACTTAAGCACATTAACGAACTACAATTATTACATAATGTTAAGATATTATTTTGTGGTAATGCTGCAAACGCAGAAAAAATAGCACTAGCACTAATGAGAAAAGCCTATGAGCACTACGGACAACCAGAAAAAAATCTTTGATGATGCTTGGTTAGGTCTAGGAGATTTAGATAAAATTAAGATACCTATGAATCCTATGATTCATAGAAATGAACAAGAAATTGAAAATCCTGACAGACATCTCATGAAACTTATGAGAGATCCTAAATATATTGGAGCAACTGTCAAGATGCTTTTTGGTATAGAGCTGCATCCTATGCAGTGTATCATTCTTCAAGAATTTTGGAATAGACCTTTTCCTATGTACATAGCAAGTCGTGGTTGGGGTAAATCTTTTCTTTTAGCTCTTTATTCTATGATTAAATGTACCTTTACCCCCGGTACCAAGATTGTGATTGTTGGTGCTGCTTTTAGACAGAGTAAGATTATTTTTGAGTATATGGAAAATATATGGCGAAGTAGTCCGATATTAAGAAGCATATTTTCTGGCAATGAAGATGGGCCGAGAAGAGATGTGGATAGGTGTACGATACGACTTGGTGACAGCTGGACCATTGCTGTTCCTATGGGAGATGGCTCCAAGATTAGAGGTCTTCGTGCTCACATTATTATCGCAGACGAATTCGCATCAATATCACCAGATATCTATGAAACGGTTGTCGCAGGTTTCGCAGCAGTTAGTGCCAGTCCAATACAAAACGTAAAAGAGGAAGCTCGCAAAAAAGCCATGAAAGAAGCAGGCATCTGGAACGAAGAGATAGAAGCATTACAATACAAGATGGGCAATCAGGCTATTATTAGCGGCACAGCAGACTACAGCTTCAAGCATTTTGCCCAATATTGGAGAAGATATAAAGCTATTATTGAAAGCAAAGGAGATAAACACAAATTAGAGGAATTATTTAAAGGAGAGGTTCCAGATAATTTTAACTGGCAAGATTATAGTATTATTAGAATTCCCTATGAATTAATTCCTAAGGGTTTTATGGATGATAAACAGGTAGCTAGAGCCAGGGCTACTATTCATACCGGCATCTACAATATGGAATATGCTGCATGCTTTACAGCAGACAGTGATGGATTTTTTAAACGAAGTCTTATAGAGTCTTGTGTTGTTAATGATAATAATCCTATTATTATTGGAGAAAAACATATTATATTCGATGCTATTATTCAAGGAAATGTACATAATCAGTATGTATATGGTATTGACCCAGCTAGTGAGAAAGATAATTTTAGCATTGTTATTTTAGAGGTGCATCCAGACCATAGTAGAATAGTATATTGTTGGACTACTAATAGAAGCAATTTTAAAGAAAGACAAAAATCAGGATTGACTGGAGAACATGACTTCTACGGGTTCTGTGCCAGAAAAATTCGTAATTTAATGAAAACATTTCCTCCTACGGTTATAGGCATGGATGCTCAGGGTGGTGGTATTGCTATTGAAGAAGCATTGCATGACCCTAAAAATCTGAATGAGGGAGAACAACTTATTTGGCCTACTATTGATTATGATAAAAGCAAAGATACCGATAATCAGCAAGGATTACACATACTGGAAATGATACAATTTGCTAAAGCAGACTGGACCGCTGCTGCCAATCACGGTTTACGAAAAGATTTTGAAGATAAAGTATTGCTTTTTCCTAGATTTGATCAACTAACACTAGGATTAGCAATGGATGAAGAAGGTAAAGATATTCTTAAAACAGATCTTTCAGCATCAATATATGATAGTTTAAGTGAATGTATTTTAGAAATAGAAGATCTTAAAAATGAACTTGTCACTATTGTTATGAGCCAAACTAGTACTGGACCAGGAGCCAGAGACAAATGGGATACACCAGAAGTTAAATTAGGAAATGGCAAAAAAGGAAGACTTAGAAAAGACAGATACAGCTCTTTAGTTATTGCTAATATGTTGGCTAGACAAAGCAGAATAGAATTAGCAGCTCCAGAATATAATGTTATTGGAGGAGATAGAACTCAGATAGTGAAGCAGGAAGGCGACATGTATAAAGGTCCAGATTGGTTCACAAAGAGCGTTAATAATGATTTTTATACTGGCATTTACAGATAAACAGTGTATTATAAGAACAATAGGAATACAAAACAAACGCATTACAAACGAAACTAATAAAAAATGACGCAAAAATATCCTAAGAGCGATGCTATAGCAGATGCTTCTGTTGTTGGTGAAGAAGCTTATGTTACCTGGGGAGACGATCTGGCATCAAAAGAAGCTGCTCTCAGCAAATCTTCTGAATCTATGTCAGAATATACCGCTATAGAACATACTACTGCCAATAGAAGATATGGTCTAGATTATTCCAACTTGGACACGAACACTAGTGGCCGTCCAGGTCTTACCAGAATGGATTATGACTTTTTTAGGCCAGATGAGGCTGTGCCTCGTAAGATTAAAATTATCCTTAAAAAAGCAGAAGATGTCTATCAGAGAGTTGGCTTGGTAAAAAATGTCATTGATCTTATGGGTGATTTTGGAAGTCAAGGCATTAGAATTGTACATCCCAATAAAAGAATTGAAAGATTTTATAAGACATGGTTTAAGAAATGCAGAGCCAAAGAGCGAAGTGAAAGATTTCTCAATAATCTTTATAAAAGCGGCAATGTTGTAATTAATAGACAAACAGCTAAATTAAGCCTAAAAGTTACTAATAAACTTTATCAGGCTGTTGCTTCTCCAGATCTTCTAGTCAATAATCTAGATGAATTTTCAGTAGAAAAAAGAGAGATACCCTGGAGATACACATTCATAGATCCTGTTTACGTAGAAGTTTCTGCTGGCTCATTAGCCTCTTTTGTGTCTGATAAAAGATATGAGCTTGTTTTGCCTGGAAATTTGAGAAAAACTATCAATAGCCCTAAAAATGCATCAGAACAGCAAGTAGTATCTCAATTACCAGATCAGATTCTTGAAGCTGCCAAAAGTCGTAAAAACTATCCATTAGACCCTAATAAAACTCTTGTCTTTCATTACAAAAAAGATGACTGGCAAAGATGGGCATATCCAATGATCTATTCGATTATGGATGATATCAACGTAATTGAAAAATTAAAACTAGCTGATATGGCAGCTCTTGATGGAGCTATTTCAAATATTAGAATTTTTAAGCTAGGTAGCCTTGAACACAAGATTGCGCCCACGAAAGCGGCTGCTGCAAAGCTGGCCGGTATTTTGGGAAATAATGTTGGTGGAGGCACAATGGATCTTGTATGGGGTCCAGATATTGAACTACTAGAAAGTCGCACCAGTGTACATCAATTTTTAGGAGAGGGTAAATATACACCTCATCTGAATAGTGTTTATGCAGGATTAGGTATCCCACCTACTCTTACCGGAACATACGGAGCAGCTGGAACTACCAATAATTTTATTAGCTTAAAGACACTAACCCAAAGACTACAATATGGCAGAGATGTTCTTACAGAGTTTTGGGATAAAGAAATTGCTCTTATACAAAAGGCCATGGGCTTTAAGTCTCCAGCCAAAATAGAATTCGACAGAATGGACCTAAGCAATGAAGAAAGCGAAAAGGCATTACTGATACAGTTAGCAGATAGAAGTATCATATCCGACGAACTATTACAAAAACGCTTCGGCTTTGATCCAGAAATGGAGAAGGTGAGAATCAACAGAGAAAGAAGAGAAAGAAGATCAAACAGAATGGCAGCTAAAGCAGGTCCTTGGCATGATCCACAGCCAGAGAATTCTTTGAAAAAAATCGCTCTACAAAGCGGAGTTGCCAGCCCAAGCGAGGTTGGTCTTCAGCTTGATCCTAGAAAAGATGGAGAAAAAAGTTCACTCGAAATGAGGCAAGCCTTCAAGCCAACGAAGTTGGCGAAGGATTCTCCTGAATCCTTGCCAGGCGAACCGCAGCAGGGCAGGCCTAAAACCTCCAAAGATAAACAAAAGAGACAAACAAAAACTTTTATCCCCCAAACTGGCGCCTCATTACAACTATGGGCTTCAGCCGCACAGGATAGAATTAGCGAGATTATAAATCCTATTTTGCTAGATTTCTACGGAAAGAAAAATCTCAGAAGTTTATCAAATGATCAAACTAAAGAGCTAGAAAATATTAAAAATAGTATTCTCTTTAATAGCACACCATTCTGCACAATAAATAATGAGTATGTTCAAGAAAAATTATCCAATTTAGATAATAGTTATTTGACAACTTATAGTGTATGGTTAAGACGGTTAGCCTCAGAACTTAATAAAGATTTATCTGTTGAAGACCAAAAACAAGCAAAGTCCTCATTTTATTGTCATATAAATAGTGAGAAATAAATAATGATTATATACCCACAAGAAACAGATGACGGATTAGCTGAAAAATTATCTTTGGCTAGTAGCATATCTTATGCATCTGCTATCGTACCATGCGATACATTAGAGCAAAACATTATTAAAACTAAAATATCCGCAAGTTTAAATGATTCTGATCTATATTATGTTCAATCTATTTTAGTAAGTTCTTCTTGGAATAAAAATGATGACATTTTTGATAAACAAGAAGTCTGGGCAGCTAAATCTACTCCAGAAGATAAACCAACCAATTTAGAACATGATGAAAATATCATTATTGGCCATATTACTTCAAATTGGCCGATAGACGAGGATGGCAATATTTTGCAGGATAGTATAGCATCAGAAGATCTACCAGATAAATTTCACATAGTTACAGGATCTGTTATCTATAGAGCCTATAGTAATCCCGAGTTAAAGGAAAGAGCTGAAAAATTAATATCAGAAATACAAGCAGGTAAAAAATATGTTAGTATGGAGTGTTATTTTAAGGGTTTTGACTATGGCTTAATAAATAAAACTTCGGGTCAATATAAAATATTATCTAGAAATAATGACACTGCTTATTTAACAAAATATTTAAGAGCATATGGTGGACAAGGAGAGCATGAAGATTATAAGATAGGTAGAGTTTTGAGAGATATCACTTTTAGTGGCAAAGGTTTTGTTGATAGACCAGCCAATCCGGAAAGTATAATATTCAATAAATCGATAATTAGCGATATCGTCAATAAAAAAAATGACAATTTAGAAGAAACAGGTGTACTAGAAAATAAGCCCACAATCAGTGCAGACACGGAGAATATGATTATGAGTGAAAATATCGAAAAACAAGTTGCAGAAATCAACGAAAAATTAGATTCCGTTTCTGCAAATTGCGCAGATCAAGTAGCAGAAGCAAAAGCAACTGCTTCAGAACTAGAACAAACCAATAAACAATTAGAGGCTGCTATGAATGAAAAAGACGAAATGTTAAAGAAAGAAAAAACTAAGTCAGAAGAAATCTCAGCAGAGCTAGAGGCTCTTGCTAAAGAACATGACGACGAAAAGAAGAAAATGGAAGAAGAGATGAAGAAAGCTAAATCTGATCTCGAAGAAGCAGTCTCAACTATTTCAGAAAAAGAAGAAGCTCTTAAAGCTGCTCAGACCCAGCTTGAAGAAGCAAATGAAGTCATTGCTGGCTATAAGATGAAAGAAGAAGAAATGGCCCGTAAAGATAAAGCAATGAAAAGAAAAGCCTCTTTGGTCGAAGCGGGTCTAGAAGAAGATGACGCTTCCGCTGCTGTTGAAAAATTTGAAGCTCTTGATGATGAAACTTTTGATGCTATGGCAATGATGATGAAAAAGAAGGCTGCAATGAAGCCTGTAGAAGAAGAAAAACCAAAAGCATCAGAAGATGAAGCTGAAGCTGCTCTTGAAGAAGTAGAAGCTGAAGAAACAATTGATCTAAGTGTCGGCAACGACGAATCAGAAACAGAATCAGCAGAAGCTAGTGTTCGTAATGAACTTGTTGAATTTGTAAGTGCTAGACTCGGTAAAACCTCAAAATAAGGGAGAAAAAACATGGCTCTAAAACCAGATCGTATTGAAACTCAAACTGATGTTTCGTTTTTCATGAATAATTCTACTAGTGCTACCATTGAAAGAGGCGGTATCGCATCAATCAATGGCGGTGGTAGTGGCGTAGCGATGGATGATGCTAGTGCTTTAGTAGAATATGCTACTGCTGCTAGTGGTTCAGAACCCGTTGGCGTCTTATTGAATGATGTCGTTAATCTTGATCTTACTCGTCAGCATATTAACTGGCATAAAGATGAGGTCCAGGGTGGTGGCAAAGTTACTTTGCTACAGATTGGTCAGGTCACTACTGATAAGGTCACCGGTGCTATCTCCGCTGGTCAATCAGCATATCTTGGAGCTAGCGGATTATTTACCGCAACTGCCCCAAGTGACGATGACACTGAAAACGAGAATTACCGCGTTGGTAGATTCTTAAGTTCTAGAGATTCCGATGGTTATGTCAAAGTAGCAGTCAACATTGCCTAATTATAAAAGGGAGAATAATAACATGTCAGCAGAAACTAAAGCATTTCAACCAACTCCAGAACTTACTGATCTTTTGGTAAGATCTGGTTCACAACACAGAGAAACTTCTCTAGCCGCTAATGCAGAATTTGCCAAAGCTCTAGAGCAGCCACTCCGTCAAGGTATTTTAAGTGGTAATATTCTTGATGGTATTTTTGAGCCAATTCAACTTGCTCAAAGCGCCACTCCAGAATTCCCATTGGATTTCCTTGCTCCAGGAACAGAAAAAGACTTTGTTGCTTATACTGTTCCTAATCATGGATATATTCCAGAAAGACACATCGAAGGCGATTATGTCATGGTTCCTACTTTTGATATCGGTGCTAGCATCGACTATCTACTAAAGTATGCCCGTGATGCTCGCTGGGATGTTGTTGGTCGTGCAATGGAAGTTCTTGAGGCTTCTTTTGTTAAGAAAATGAACGACGATGGCTGGCACACTCTACTTGCTGCCGGTGTTGATCGCAACATCGTTGTTTATGATAGCGATGCTGCTACTGGTCAATTCACCAAGAGACTTGTTTCTCTGATGAAGACCGTTATGCGTCGTAATGGAGGTGGTAACTCTGCTAGCAATAACAGAGGTTTGCTTACCGATCTTTATGTCTCTCCAGAAGCTATGGAAGACATTCGTAACTGGGGTGTTGATCAGGTTGATGAGGTTACTCGTCGTGAAATCTATACCGCTGCTGATGGCAGTATCAATAGAATTTTTGGCGTCAATCTTCATGATCTTGATGAACTGGGTGATAGTCAAGAGTATCAATTATTCTATGAGAATACTCTTAGCGCTTCAATGCCAACCAGCCATAATACTGAGGTTGTTGTTGGTCTTGATCTCCGTAAGAGAGATAGCTTCATCATGCCAGTACGTGAACCAGTACAAATCTTTGAAGATGATACTCTACATCGTCAGAAAAGAGCTGGTTTCTACGGTTGGGCAGAGCAAGGTTTCGCTGTTCTTGATAATCGCAGAGTTCTTCTCGGTTCTCTATAATAGTACTTTTGCTCATTTAAACATAAAGCCGCTCAGTTTTGGGCGGCTTTTTTTATGGTTGGGTGTATTAGACTAATATAACACTCTAGAGGTATAAATATGGGAGCAAGTTTATATAATTTTACTATTGAACAAGGCTCTTCATTCAAAATGTCCTTAGTTTATAAGGATAGTAATGGAGATCCTATTGATATTACTAATTGGTGTGCTAGATTAACATGGAGAACTAGCGCTAATGTTACTCAAGTATTTTCAAGTGATAATATCGATAAGAGTTTATATGATTTTAATATCGAGGGTAGTCTCGGTAAAATAAATTTGCTATTTCCTGCCGGCACTACTAATGATTTTGATTTTGGTACCGCTAAGTATGATCTAGAACTTCAATCTGATGATGATCACTATAATCAAGGTGGTAAATTTGTTATTAGAATTTTATATGGAACAATAAATATACAGAAACGATTCAGCAAATACGAAGAGCCTTTGGAGTGTAATGAATAATGAGTGAGTTTACTTTGGAAATTTCTGATATTAATTATGTAATTGATATTGAAACATCTACTGAAGATAATACAGAAAATTTAGAAATCACCACAACCAATACTGATACTATTGAAATTACTACGGGTTTTGCTGCTAGTATCGTATATGCTAGCGATGTTGTTGGATTGGACAATTATTTGAGTAATTTTATAGATAATTATAACATAGATTGCGGCACGCCATAAACAGGAGATAAAATAATGCCAGTCAATACATTACTACAAATGCGTCGTGGTTCAGCAGCCACTTGGACTTCCACTAATCCAACACTTTCTGCTGGAGAATGGGGCTACGAAACAGATACTGGTAGAGCCAAAGTCGGTGATGGCAGTACTGTTTGGACCAGTTTAAAATATACTAAGCTCAGATATGATGATTTAATTACTGGTAGCGGTGTGTCAATTACGCAGCTTACAGATGGTAATAGCCAGGTTACTGGACTTTCATTTAGTTCCGATCTTGCTGCTGGAAGCAATATTACTCTAAGTGAATCTGGCGGAACCATCACTATCAATGGTGAAGCAGGCATTACTCTTAGTGAGGGTACTGGAATCCATATTGTTACAGATGGTTCCGACAAAGAAATTAATGTTACATATACTAATCAAGAATTTTTAGATGCTGTCGATGCTAGAGTTACGGCCGCAAGCATTAGCCCTGAAGAAGTTATGGATATTGTTGGAACTGGAGTATTCGGAGTTAGTGGAATAGGAATTAATTATAAAGATTCTGATAATCGTTTAGAATTTGGGTTAGTTAATGATAGCGTAACCGTTGGTAGCACATCTATTGCTCTAGGCTCATCTGCTACTACTATTGCTGGTCTTACTAGTGTTACATCTACATCTTTTATTGGTGATCTAACCGGTAATGCAGATACTGCTGATCAAGTTAAAACACAGCAAGGCAGCACCGATGCCAATCATTATATTACTTTTGTAGACAGCGATAATGGTAGTGCCACAGCAGAAACTATTTATACAGATGCTGGACTATACTACAATCCATCATCTAATAATTTAAATGTCGCTAATAATCTTGTTGTTGGTGGTAATTTAACTATTAATGGTACAACCACAACAGTTAACTCTACAGTTGTTACTATTGAAGATCCCGTTTTTGTTATAGGTAGTGGCTCTCCTGGTGCTGATGATAATAAAGATCGCGGTATTGCATTTAATTATTACGATGGTGCTGCCAAGATTGGATTCTTTGGATATGATGACGACACGGGCAAATTCACTTTCTTTACTGATGCTACTAATACTAATGAAGTTTTTAGTGGCACTAAAGGTGAACTTGATGCTAGTGTAGATTGGGACAATCTTTTAAATATCGATATTAATGATGATGACATTAATGCTAGTGCCAATATTAATGTAGCAAAATTAAGTGCTAGTGGATTAACTATTGGAGATAGTACCTATAATCTCGGAGATTCTACTACTGCTCTAAGTGGTATGACCAGTTTTGCTGGCACAAGTGCTGGTAGTCCTGTTTATCTTTGGTATGCTGTTATTGACGGCGGTAGTCCATAAAGTTGACAATTTAATTAGACTATCTATTATAAGTTAGTCATTAATAAGGTTTATAGGATAAGGTATGGCCGTTAATAATCTAATAACACTGCGAAAAGGCATAGCCACAGAATGGTCAAGCCAGAATCCTACTCTGGCTAGTGGTGAGCCAGGTTATGATGGTACTAATAATGTTCTTAAAATTGGTGATGGTTCTACTGCATGGTCTAGTTTACCTCCAGCTAATTTTCCAGTAGACGGATTAGAAGGCCAAATATTATCTAAAATTTCAGATAGCTCTGATACTCTACAATGGATAGATAATTATGCTAATGAGCTAAGAGCTACTGTTCAAAATAATACTGCTAGTGATATATCTCTCGGCACTGTAGTTATGGCCACTGGTGCTAGCGGAGACAATATTCATGTTGCTCCTGCTGTTGCA